AGGCTTTGGTGTTGCAGTCGTCGATAGGTCGGCCCTGCCACAGAAACACCTGTGTTGCGCGCGGCCCGTTGATGAATCGCAACCCTCGCAGCACTCGCACGGCCTCGGAGGTCAGGGGCAGGCCGAAGGTGCGGGCTGCTTTCTGGTGCACGCGAGGTACCCACGCCTTACCGCCCTCAAGGTCCACGCGGTCCCACGTCAGTTTCAGCATGGCGCGCATGCGCAGGAGCGTCGCCACGGAGAACCGCGCCGCAAGGGCAAGGTGCATCGGCAGGTGATTGCACAGCCGGTCGAGCTCTACGGGCGTGAGGAACCGCGGCTCGTCCAGGCCCGGCCGGTACATCGGCACCACCGGGACGTGATCCAAGTACCGCCAGCGTGAACACGCATGCAGTACGGCGTTGACCGTGCCCATCATGCGATCCACCGTGGATTGGCTCCAGCCGTCGGCAAGGCCGTCCTTGCGCAACTCTTCGAGCGCATCCGAGTCCGCGACGTCCGAGACTGACGCTCCACCGATGCGGCCATTGAGCCACTTGAGCAACTCGCGGTCGCGTCGTTTGGGCTTCGCGGATTCATTCACCCACCGTTCAGCGACTTCTGACCATGCAGCGGCAGCACGGTCGCCGAGCTTCTCGACGCGCCACTTTCGCTGGGCGAGAACGCGTTCGAACTCTTTAGCCTCACCCCAATCCTCCGTGCCCGTTGAGAGGCGAGTGTCGCTGCCAATCGAGCACCACCAGTAACGGCTATCTTTTCGCTTGTATAGTGGCATTGGTCATCGATCCATTCTTGGAATTTCTGTTCGGATACGATCCAGCCGCGCCCGATCTTTACGCCGGGTGCCTTGCCGGCCCGCATGAGTTTACGCATGTGGTCGGGGCTGCATCCAGTGCGTCGGGCGGCCTCCTTGAAGGTGATGTTCATGTTCCGCAGTCCATCTATCCGATGCGCTTTCCGTCCATGCCGGTCATCTGCTGCTCCTGTCGAAGGCATCGCAGAGTCTCAGCAATGCCGTCGAGCATCATCGCGTTGCGCGATGCCCACGGTGTATCCATCTCGTGCAAGCGGGTCACTTCCCGCTGAAGGAAAGCGAGCTGCTGATCCAGCTTGGAGATATCAACATGCATACGTCATTCCTCTCTATCAGGTTTCAGGCGGCGTCAGCAGGTCACGCCAATCAGCGCCTTCGCCGCCACACCGCAAGCACCAGTCAGGGTCGAAGCCGTGTTCGCCGAAGCCGTGGTGATATCCACGACCCTTGCACGTCGGGCACACGAACGACTCGATGAGCCCTTGGCCTGTGTCTACAATTCGTTGGTTACTCATCTCACTCTCTCAACGCAGCGGCTTGCCGCAGCATGAGCACTGATTCGCGGCGTCCTCGTCTTCCATCACTTCAAGCTGGCATTCGCAAAACGGCGAGTCGTCCACAAGATCGTCGGCCGGCTCCTTGCGTTCGCGACACTGCTCGCTGTAGTAATCGCCGTACTTACCCATTGGCGTCTCCGGGCTCGCTCAACTGTTACCGCACGCAGGGCAGACCATCTTGCCGTCGCGCTCAACAAGCTCTCCCTTGTAGTCACAGAAGCGAGCTTGTGTTGCCGGCTCGTAGTTCTCAGCGAAGAACTGCTTGGCGACGTACCACTGATCGGCGTGGTTCTTCGGGTTGCGTGCAATCATGCCGCCTTCCTCGGGCGTGTCCTGCGCGCCGACTGAGATGCCGGTCAGGTCTTCGCCTGGTACGTACGCACGCATTTCCTGAGTCTGGTTCTTTCGATAGTGTTTGAATTCCAACTTCATTCCCCTTTGTTAGTTACTGGCCTTGTGTCTTGTGTCATAGCGGTGGCTGCACGAAATCACAGTGCTTGCATCGGCCGAACTCGTCCATGTCGTGCAGCACGGGGCACTGAGGCAAGCGCGCTGTCACATCGGCATGTGCGCATCCCTCAGCGTGCCGAAGTGCTCCACGCTCAGCCCCGCACGGGCATGCTTGCGGGAGCCCTTGAGGCACATCGTCCGAAAGCTCGCTCTCCACCTCGCGTATCCACGCCCCATGCTCTGCGGTCGCGTGCAGCTTCACGATGTCGATAGCCTCCCGCAGCCGCACGCTCATATCGCCAAATCCCGCGCTGTAGCCGTCCTGGAATCCATCGCTGTATGCATAGCCGATGTCTTCGGCAAGGCGCTTGTTCTCGATCATCAACTCGGACTGATTCATGGTCGTCACCTCATCTGGTAGCTTGCGTAGCCCATCCGCTGTGGGCTCCCAGCCCAGCGAATGCAGGTATCCGCTCAGGCGCGCCAAGTCCTCTATCGAGCGGTCGCGCTCGCGCTGGGCCTGCAAGCGCTGGATGGTCTCGGCCGTCCATGCGTCGTGCGTTCCGGCGAGGTCGAGCGTAGTGCGGATACGTGCGATCTTCAGCTGCCTGATGTCCACCACGTCGTCGATCTGCTGATCAGAGGAGTGGTTAATGTTTGCCACGACGCACTCGATTCTTGAATACGTAGACCGTGGATGGTTCAAGGTTCAACGCATCGAGTAACTTCGGCCCAGGCAGCCCCTGTCCTGCGATCACGCGGCTGATATATGCGGCGGTGATGCCGTGTAGCCGACCCCACGCGCGCATTCCGCCAGCGTTAGCGCAGCTCGCCTTGAGCAGGTTCCGCAGTGCCCCGATGGAGAAAATATCTCCTGAGCTGACCTCAATCGGCCGGCCCAAGGCGACTCGATCTTCGATGCTCATATTCACCAGCCTCCAAAATCAGGCAGCGCCTCAAACTCGGCCTGCGTCATCCAGACATCGGTCTGCGTCATCGGGTCATCAGGCTCGCGGCCTGCCATCATGTCGGGCACGTCTGCCGGGCGGCAGGTACAGGACGAGCCATACATCGTGAGCTTCACGAACCGCTTTTTATCGGTCTTGGCGCGCTTGGCCTGTGTCAGTTCTTTGGTGGTCTCGGCCATTGCCGTTAGCCTCCTGGTGAGTAGTAAAGGATTCGTTTACAGGTGAGGCAACCGTCGCGGCACGATCTTGTTGAGCTTCGGGCGTCGATGCTCGATATCGGGCACCAGGATTACGCCCTCGTTGACGAGGATCGCCAGCGTGCGCGCGGTGCCTTCCAGCAGCATCAGGTCGCGTAGTACCCGCGGGTACGTGATCCAATCGCCCTCGCGACCGTCGCAAATTGCGTGGCAGCGAGTACAGCCGAAGGCGCCCAGCCAGTCGGAAACCTTCAGCCCCATGCCTGAGATACCCATGATCCGGGCGTGGCACAGCACGACGGTCTCGCGCGTAGGCAGGCATTCGTTGGGCACGCGAATCTCACAGGCGCGGTCGCGGGCGAGCTTTGTTAGATTCATGCGACCTCGCGCTGGCGTTCTTTGTTCCAGTGGTACTGCGGGTCAGGGTCAGGGATGTACACGCCCACGGTCTCGGCAGCACGTCTCTGAATGAACGCGTAGAAGTCCGAGAACTCCAGCGTTTTCATGTCGTGGCTGCGGATCTTCGGGACGCGTTTCTTCTGGCCGAAGAAGTCTTTGACTTCCCAGCCGCCGAACTCGCCAAGGAAGTACTCGTGCAGTTCATCGGGCTCATGCCCGGTGTGTTCCGACAGCAGCTTGTAGGCGAGTCCCCAAAGTGCGCGGTTCTGTAGATTGCTGCGCGTCTTTCGGAACGGCCGCACGAGTACTTCCCATGCTTTGTCTTGCGGTAGAAGCTCGATGAATGATCCGATTTCGCGAATCCTGTTCGCGCGATTGGTGTCTTTGGCCAGAATGAATCCGCTCATGGCTGCACCCGCCCGTACGCGCCCTTGCCATACGCCGCGCGCTTCGCGGCCCACACGCTCACCCCCAGCAATGCTGCCATCCCAACGAGCGAGCGAGGGCGCTGATTGCGAGGTAATGCCCGCCACTTTTGCAGCTTGCGCACGATCTCGTCGGAACAGGCGCGGGGCTGGCTCATATCGCGATCCTTGGAAGCACTTCCCAGCTATTCCAGTCGGTAGCGCGCAGCCAATCGATGATCGTGTCTGGGCGGGCGCGGTAGTGCTTTGCCAGCACCTCGATTATTTCCTCGGCCTTTGGCACAGGAACCGCCACGCCGCGCCGACTTATGGGGGCGGGAGGTGGGGGAGGCGGCGCCGGGGGCGGCTCCTGTGCCTTGCGAATCTCTTCTTGCTGGCGGGCGATCTCGGCCTGCTGTTCGGCCAGGCGCTTGGCTTCGGCGGCTTGCTCCTCTTGCACGCGCTTCGTCTCGGCCTCTTGGACCTCGCGCTGCTTGCGCAGTTCTTCGTTCTGCCGGGCAGTCTCGGCGTCGCGGGCCGCCTTCGCAACGCGCTCTTCCTCGGCAATGCGTTCGCGCTCGGCCTTTGCTGCGGCCTCCTGTTCGGCCTTCTCCCGGTCCAGTTGCTCGCGTACCGCCTTGAGTCGAGCGTCTTCCTTCTCGCGGGCGTCGGCCGTCGCGTGCATCTCGCGCAGCGCCTTTAGCGTTGATGCCTTGGTAGCCTCGGCGGTCTCGCGGAACTCCTGAAAGCTCTCGTCGACCGGCACGGCTTCGAGGTCACCGATGTGCTCGGCAAACTCTACGGCGGTGAGGCTATAGCGCCGCGCCACGTCGAGTACGCCGCTCAATTCCGCTACACGGTCCTGAATGTCCGCGACGCGCTTTTCTTCAGCCCTTACCGCCGCGAGCCGCTCTGCCTCTCTCGCGTCGTCCCATGTCTTCTGGAGCTTCTCCAGCCGCGTCTCTTCTGGCTCGATCAGGCCGATGAGTCGCTTCTGTTCGGCGATCGTGCCCTTGCTGAACTGCACGGCTTCCTCGCGAATTTTCTCGCCGTATTTCGTGATCGCAACTCGCTCGTTCTTCAGTACCATCCGAGCCGCATGCACCTGGTCACGGCCATCCTTGTTCGTGATGGTCACGATATCGATGTGCTTTGCCGCGAGTTCCGTCAACTCCTTCTCGGTCTTGCACTTCGCGAATGCCGCGACGGCGCGCTCTACTACGGTCAGTTCCTGGCTCACTTGAATCTCTCCACAAGTGCGTTGAGTTCTTCGTTGAATTCATCGATGGCCACCTTGAGCGTGGCGATGTAATGCTCGTCCCGCTGCACACGCTTAACGAACAGCTTGAGGCCGGGCCAGTACGACACGAAGTCGATCCACTGCCGGCCAGTCACAAGCAGGAAACCCTGCAACTGCGCGACGTGCTCAGACGGAACTTCGCCGTAGTCCAGCACTTCAAGTTGAAGATGGGGCAACTTCGTCTTGATCTCCAGCCCGCCGTCGTGGCCGATCAGGCTGTCAGGGCTGCAGCCTTTGTTGGCGTTGCGGATGAATCCGACACGCTGGCATTCTTGCTCGCGGGCGAACGAGTAGAGTTCGCGGGCCTCGTCCTCCATTTGCTTGCCCCGCTCCATATGATCGTTCGTATAACTGTAGCCGGGCTCGCCGGTCAGGCACTCGCCGGCCAGTTTGTAGAGGTACGTCTTGCGGCCCTTCGATTCGCCACCGCCGCGACCCTTCGCGATGATGGTTTGGAACTCGCTCGCAGTTGGAATGCCGAGTCGGGCGAGCTTCCAGGCATCCGACCCTTGCTCCATCTCGAAAATCTGGATGCTCACTTCGCGCGCCTCCGCTCTTCGAGGGCGGCCATCGCCCCCTTGTACTTGCGTGCCGGCATGTCGCGGAGCGCGTTGACCTTGCAGAATTTGAGGAAGCCAGCCTTGTCCGCGCCGATCTCCGTCATGAGGGTTTCTAGATTGCGCTCCTGCTCCTCCGTGATGAGAACTTCGCTGCCGCCAGATGCACGACCATCATCATCTGGCATATCCTTGGTCGCGATACCGGCCACGGCCAGCAGGGAATAGCGCTCCAGATAACTGATCGTGGAACTGCCGGCCTGGATGCTGTTCTTCCCGCCAGAGGCATCCGGCCCCGCGTGAAGCGTGACGCTCTTGCTGTGCCCTAGTACGTGGGTGAGCGTGCAAGTGACGGCGATGCGGTTCGGGTCCTTCGTGTCCGGGTCCCAATCGTGCGTGATTCCCACTTCAGCAAGCGCGGCAATAAGAGCCTCACAGATACCCCCAAGGGTTGCATGGTCGTACTCTGTGACGCCCTTCAGCGTCTCGAAACTGACGTGCTTGTCCTTCAGAATCGTTGGCGCATTCTTTTTGAACTGCGCCATCGCGACGATGTACGCCTTGCGCGCCTCGTGCGCCTCCCATTCGCGCTGAAGTGCGTACAGCTTCTCCAGTCGGTCGAGGTCCACGCCCTTGTCCATCGCGAGCTGCAAGAGCTGCGACGGGGTGACTTGCGGAGCGCTCACGGCGCGCGCGGGTGGTTCGATTCGTTCGATAACTGCGCTCATGCTTTGTCTCCGTAGTACTTGGCCGCGCGATCCCACGAAGGCGTACGCGGCAAACGAATGTTGCTCTTGGGCTTCTTCCCCTCACCGCTGGAAATAGTCGCGACGATGGCGATCACGATGAACACGCC